GAAATACGTCGTATCTCCACATATCCAGGGAACACCGCCAGCAGAGCCACCGACGCACTGACCTGCCATATCCGCCAGGTCTGCACGGAATTTATCAACCAGCGCACCAAACTGTGCTGCGTGATTTGCCGGCGTACCGCCAAAATCAAATTCCCCCTGCATCCACACCACGGCAAACAGCACATTTTTCGGGTTCTTCTTCAGTGCTGCTTTTGTTCGACCGATAAGGTCCTTATACAGCGGCTTGTCCACACCCCAGCGGGTTGAATTCTCCGAGGCACCACTCGCGTCACTGTATGTGCCATCAGCTCCGGTGGTGAACGCTGAACCACCACGACAGCACGGAACCAGCAGAATGCCCGCATTCGCCGGTATAAACGGCAGCAGTTTTTTGGCGATATGCAGCCCCTGCCCCACGGTTCCGTACTGCCCCTTTGACAGGTCCGCTTTCGGATGGTTAAGGCGGCTCATGTCCTGCACATCATGCAGACAATGGTCCGCCGGAATGATGTCGTTATATTTACAGGCGACACCGCCCGGTGTCACCGTACTGCGACGCGCCAGCTGCTTAATGCGCAGGTCCGGACGGTCATATGTCTCCGGCAGCGGAAGGCCTTCACCATATGCCATGCTGTTTGACTGCCCCGCCAGAACCACAACAAAGTAATACTCCGGGTCTCTGGTGGCGCTGATTACTGTGCCTTCTCCATCCGACGGCTTCACCACAACAGGTGTGCTCACATCACCTTCTGCGACAATCGCCTGAATAAGTGCTGCGCCATCATCCGTATACGAAGAAAACGGCCCGCCGTATGGTTGCCATCCTTCACGAATTTTTTGAGCAAGTGCATCAGCAAGGTCTGACGGCGACACCGCCCTGACCACATCGTAGTGTTTAAATGCCATGAATCCTCCCGGCCGGGATAATGTTGTGAGTCAGATAAGGGGCGGGCTGAAGTCCGGAAGTTACAGGACAATGACAGAAGGAAGACTACAGCCCGCAATACGAAAAAGGCCGCGCAGTTGCGCAGCCTTATAAACCCTGGTTAAAATCCACACGATAAAAATGACAATGCAAGTATCTCATGCTGTTGCCCGAACCTACTCGGGCTTTTTTTGCATGTAAAAAGGCTCCTGCGATGAGGAGCCTGGATATATGCCTAATCTCTGTATACAGCATGATGCCGGGTGCCTCCCGGTGAATTCTGCAATGACCAGACAGAATCCGCAACTTGCCTATACAATACGCAACCAAACATCTGTCATTATGCCCCGCCGCCCAGGGGGATTCATCATGCAGGATTTTTTTAACAAACGCTCAGCATGTCAGGCAACAGTCAACTACCTGAATTGTGAGGCATTTAACATTTCACTGTCCGGTGTCTTTCCTGTAATAAAAAGCCCGCAAAAGAGAGTCAGGGCAGATAAGTGTGGTGTGGCGCGTTGTACTGGATTCGAACCAGTGACCGATTGCTTAGAAGGCAATTGCTCTGTCCGGCTGAGCTAACAACGCATGATGCTGATAATGGACTGCCATCGGGGACTTGAACCCCGCACAGCCAGCTTCGAAGGCTGGCGCTCTGTCCCGATGAGCTAATGGCGGTATGTGATATGGTGGCCCTTGCTGGATTTGAACCAGCGACCTGGCGATTATGAGTCGCTCGCTCTCACCACTGAGCTAAAGGGCCGGGAGCAGAATAATAACGGTCCGTAATTAATTCCGCAATAAAAAACCCGCTCAATGGCGGGTTCTGGTAAAGTTCATGCGTTTGGTTCGCCTCGCGATACAGCTTTGCGAAGCTTACCGGAATTGAAGCAGTTTTTACGTCAAAAAGCAATAACTTTTTTCTCTATACCAAAAGCCATAACCATTGGTTTGTACAAAATAAATTCTGCCACCTTTAGCCAATGCTCAATGCGTCTTTCACAGGTTCTTAAACTCCATTCCGGATGTGCATCATTCAGCAGTTCAGCCATTTTGCGCTTAGTCATCCCCCGCCCCACATAACGCTGACTCAGAACATTGAGCAGCCCGGGATAACCTGCCAGTACTTCACCAATAACCCTGTCGATTATTAACGCCTCTGAATCGGTACAATGCACCAGCCAGCTTTTTTGCTTGCCGTTGATCATATCCCGCAAAAAAGCCTCAAGTTTAGGTTTGTCCAGACCTGCTTTTTTCATCCTCCGGAGCGCCTCGTTAATTGCCGTTTTTGTCAGCTTTTTAGAGGTCAGCAACTGGTTGAACATATTTCCCGTCTTACCGCCGCCAATATACGACCAGCGCCCCCACATACGTAGTTTCCCCTGAATCCAGACACTTTCCAGCGTGGTGAGACGAAGGTGCTCTCCGCTTTTTCCTGTGTTCGTTGGGTAAATCATAAATAACCGTCCTTTCTCCAGATCTCTTGTGTGCGAAAAACACCTTCTGCATGCATCAGGCGCAATTCTTCTTTGGTGTAATCGCTGGTTTTTACTCTCCCGTCGATTAAATCGTGGCATGAGTTACAGGCAATCGCCGCCTGCATATCGTGTGGTTTTGTCGCTGTTCCGCACGTCCCCGCCAGCCTGTAATGCGCCAGCACAGAAGTTTCGGGATTGTGATTGCAGTAGCCAGGAATTCTGACTGTGCACATCTGCCCCCGCGCCGCTTTACGTAAATCCACCATTACGCAAACTCCAGTAACTGCGCGGCCACATTTTCGACTTCCTCCGGAGAGGAAAATTTACGGAACAGGATCCAGTTCCACAGCACATTCAGTACAGATTTATAAACCTGCTGAAACTCGGTTTCGTCCATGTTCGCAAATGCGATAGATTTTGCCCTGCGCCCACGACTACCGTCCGGATAAAAATGTTCGGTGTAAAATCCGGCCTGAATGGTTACCCATTCGCGAAAAGCGTCAAAGGACTTGAGTAAGGCCGTATCCCGGGTTCTGCAAGTCGTAACGGTGTTAAGGTATTGCTCTGCGGCATCACTCAGGGCTGGCGTATGTTCCCGACCTACTGATTCGCACAGGAAATCAACGAAACCGGACACCAGTTCTCGTTCGCGAGGCGTGATCGCCCCACCGTTCGGAGTCCAGTAATCGAATCCCAGTTGCAGGAGTTTGAAAAAACGCTTGTGGAACGCGTAGTTACGCACTCGCTTAAAGTCCGCGTGTATCCACTCACCTATTTTGATTTGATGCAAAAAATCGCAACTCTCCGGCGTCGCCGGGAGAAGTAATCCGGAAGAGGTTTGTTTGACCAGTTGTATATGCGCCATTGCTGTCTCCAATGGCGCTGTAGGTTGCCAGTTGTTCAGGCTGGCTTACGAATTATAACTCATTCCCGAATCACCTTGAAACCGAGCCTTTCAAGATATTCAATGAATGCCTCGATAGATAAAATTACATGATTATCAGGGATTAACGTTGCGTAGATAACTTCCCCATTCTCAACGCGCACAGCAAAGAGGCCATTTTCACTAAAAATTTCACGTAATTCTTCAATTTTCATCAACAGAATCCTTCCAGATAAATAGCACCCCCCTGTTCGGGGTCCATCCCTCTTCTCCCTGCGCGCTACTTAAGTATTTTTGATTCTATTCCGGCATCGTCCATAACTTCAAACGTATTGAAAATAAAAACAAAAACCCGCCGAAGCGGGTTAAGTGCGGGTGCGTTGAAGATGCCTGACACATGAGAGGTGGCGAGGGATTTCTCCCTCGCCTGGTCTCTTACTCCTCAGGTTCGTAAGCTGTGAAGACAGTGACCTCCGTCTGGCCGGTTCGGATTCGTACCTCGCAGAGGTCTTTCCTCGTTACCAGTGCCGTCACAATGACGGTTAAACAGATGACGATCAGGGCGATTAGCATCGCCTTTTGCTGCTTCATAGCCTGCTTCTCCTTGCCTTTCGGCACGTAAGAGGCTAACCTACGTATGTAGAGCATAGATATGGCCTCAGATTAATGTTAAGCGTCTTGCCGGACGCGTAATGTTAACTGGGGCTTTTCTCTATCTGCCGTTGGTGTTCATGCCCGAGACAGATAGCCTCAAGCACCCGCAGCAATTCTACTTAACTCTCGCTTTACCGCAAACCGTTTTTACCCGATATGGGAATTCCCATATCGTAATGAATTCAGTTCCCTAGTCGATCCATCAAAAACACAACCAGGCAGTAAACGCCCACAACAGCAATAACAGCCAGCGCACCTTCCATTGCCAGTGAAATATCATCCGACATATTCCCTCCTTTGGTGTGAATCCCGGCGAACGTTTTTACCCCCACCGACAAATAACATATACTAAAAAATCAATAGCTATAGCAACGCCTGTAATTGCAAAGGCTTCAGGCCAGATCATTGGCGCACCTCCTGCGGCGGTTCTGGTAGCGGCATCCAGTCGGTTACATTGCGGCTCTGTGTTTCGAAAAATTCATCACCATTACGGACTACATCAAAAAACTCACCGTCTCGATATTGCGCATAAAGAACGAATGCGCCATCACATAAAATAATTACGTGCTGACCATCATCCGGCATTCGCTCACTACAGCTTATCCAACCATCCGGAGTTACCGGATAGTTGGTTGACGTTTCCGAGATTTCCCGAAAATTATTGGTTGACGAACCCTTATTTTCCCGAAAGTTTCCAGCCTGAAGCATGGCGGCGCGGCAGGCGTTCCATATTTCGGCAGCAATATCGCGCTCGCTATCGGTTAATTTGTACGTTGAAACATAGCCAGAGAGCATTTCTACGTTTTCCGGAGTTGCTTCTTCAGGCACTACCGGTGCTGGCTCACGTATTACAGGCTCGCCCATGCGTGATTCTCCCTGCGCCTCTTTCACCATGTGGTCATTGATTTGCTCCAGTCGCCGAACGTGCTCATCAGCTTCAAGCGCTCGCCGTTTCCAGATGGACAGGTCTTCACGAGCGCCCTGATATGCGTCACCGTATTCGCCGTTAAATACTGGCGCTGGCGGGGCGATGCGTCCAAGCAACTTATTTACCTCTTTCGCCATCGCGTCATATTTATCTAAATAGCGATTAGCTTCTAAGCAGACTCGGTGCATCTGATCTGAGTTAACTCGTTTAACTGGATCTGCTTCCAGCTATGCCAGTGCAATTTTGAATAACTCGCCCTATACCCGTGCCATCCCTGAATTGGGGTAGCATTTCGCAATCGCTATTTTTAATTTGGCTTCTTCGATTAATTTCTCTTTGGTTAATTCAGTCACTTTTCATTACCGCCCTTTCGGGCGGCCTCCTGACATTAATCGTTGTGATAACTCATAGCTTCATTTGCAGCATCAACTGGATCAACATCCCACCAGCAATAATTTGGGTCGACACCTTCAGGTGTCCACGGCTCTAATTCATTTTTTGCCGCATTCTCGTCGCCAGTAATTTTAAAAATCTGCTCTGAGAACTTTTTCACCCACTCGTTATATTTTTCAGCGTTAATAACTTTCTGTGCGTTTGACATTGATATACCTCCGGTTAAGGATTAAATTTTTAACAGAGCTAAATTTAATTATTCAGTTCTGGATTTTGTCACCCTGCGTATCCGCGCTTTCACGTTACGCTCAATCTGAATTAGCTTTTCTATATTTCTCCGCCTTTCCCGTTCCTCCTGGCGCAAGATCCTTACATCATCTGCCAGTCTGGTTTCTCTTTTCGCCACAGAGAGCATCCAGTCAAATGGCTCCACAACTGCACCGCAGATTTTACAGCGGACCTGACGCTCTTTTTCGTCAACCCGGACAGAGGCGTGATGGCAATATGGTCTTTCCGATGGCTCATAGAGAAAATTAACCTGATTACGTGGGTCATCCTCTTTTACCGGAAATAAAACGATATTGCTTAACTCATCTTCTGGTTTTATTTCCATGCTCCTCTCCTTTGATGCGAATGCCAGCGGCGCGGATTGCAGCGATGACTTCAGAAACTTTGTATGCCATTACCGTTTGGTAATCATCGTGAAAATCTGTTCGATGAAGCATGCTGCTACGTTCTGGGAGCGATATTTCCCGTGCTTCCAGTTCTGCAATGCGCTTCTCTGCGGATTCCAACGCCGCAACCAATTCGTCTACAGTTCCGGCAGCTTGCAGTGCGTAATCGGTAATAGCCATCTCATGATCAATTTCAGTACCGTTCTCATTCGTTGAGGTGATAGCAAAATAATCAGAGTCGATTTCGTTATCAGCTAAGTGGCGTAGCGTATCGGCAACAAGCCGGCCGTTTTCGATTAGCAGCTTCCCTTCCGTAAGCGCAATCTCCTCGTTCTCCTGGTCGCGTGATTTGATGTATTGCTGGTTTCTTTCCCGTTCATCCAGTAGTGCCAGCGCAACATTTGGATTAAAGGCAGCAATAAATTCAGCGTTTGCGTAAGCCTGAGCATCTGTTTCAACCAGGCAGTTAACATGACATTCTGCAATTACGCCACCGGGTTCTCCTTTCCATTTTTGACAAACAAAAACTCCTGTTATATTCCCATGCTGATTGCCCGATGTATGCCCTACGATGTAGCATCCTTTAGTTGCTTTCTCTGCTGCTTCACGAAGCGCCTCATAGTTAACCTCTCTCATTGAGCCACCTCCTGATAAATCACCGTATGTCCCAGTTTCTCCGCCAGTGCCAGCTCTGCCTTAGCGCCCGCTGACCGCTGCCAGCCATTCAGCATGTAAATCGCATCCACGCAACGAATCATTGCCATGCAAATATCCATGTAGTGCGGCTGTGTCAGCCCGTCCGGAAGTACTGCCGGGTTTAAGACTGTATGCCCTTCCCGTTTCAGTTCCTCTTCCGCCTTGTGGAACGCCTCACGGTTGAAATTTTTATACCCGGTCATCGGACCGGCGATATAAACCCTCACCCTCACTCCATCACCTCCTGAAAATTACCCCGATAGAACGCCAGCACACGCTGCATAACTTCGCTCTGGCGGCACTCACGACAAATTATGTTCTGCCGTCTGTTGTAACGACGTATTTCTCCGTCAGGTAACTTTCGAATCAGTGTCGGGTCAGCAGCCTTCTCCGGTGTCTTACGCCATACGCGATACGCCTGCTCTGATAGAAATACCCCGCAACCAGAGAGCCAGACATCACCACTGGCCGCAAGCGCACCAGATAAACGACGAATAGCGGTCTTACTGACACCCGTTTTATCTGCCAGTTGTCGAAAAGTTTCTCGTCCGCTCAGGCGCACGAATTCCACAATGCGCGCCCTCACTTCTTCCCGCTCTTCTGGTGTAAATACTTTTGCCATAAGCGCCTCCGGCAATCACTTTTCCGACACAATACGACCGGATGAATCGACAATCTGCCGAACAATATCCCGGTGCTTGTTCAGCTCCCGCAGCGCGGCGCAGACTCGCTCCCACTTCTGAACATCACTTTTCGCCCTGCGCAGCGCCAGGTTTGCCCTGCGAAGGGACGGAAAAATCAGCTCATCTGCTTGCGTTTCGGTAAACGATGGCAACGGCTGCACAATGTCCGCCACAGTTTCTGTTTTAATTTCTTCCTGTGTTGCGGCTTCCCGGACTGGTAACGCAGCACCTGCTGGCTGAGGAAAGGCCTTACCATCACTTTCCGTTACCAGCGCGGCTTTCGGCTCTGCTGGTAAATTATCGCCCGGCATGCAGTAACGAAATCTACCGTTCTGATTAACGCGTGCCAGCCGCCCCGTTGCGGTTACCACCGCCAGCGTGGAAGCAACCTTGCGAGTACTGACACCGAACTTACCCGCTATTTCTTCACAGGTTTTAGCCCCCTCCTGAGCGATAAACTCAATCATCATGTTAGCGCTAACTTTTGGAGCGACCTCTTCGGTCAGCATATCCTGTGTTTCAGATTTTACTGGCCGCTCTTCGGTTACCCGGGATTCACCTTCGACAGCCAGAAACCAGGTGTGACCCGTTTTATCAACAACGCCATTTTTTTTGAGCTCCCACAGTTCGTTGATAACTTCTTCACGGCTGATATCAATTCGTGCCGCCAGTTCAACAGAATTGGCTTTTCCCATCGCTTTCAGTGCATGTAATACGGTTTCCATCGAAAATTCACCTCGTTAAAAATTCTCACATACCCTGACGTCCAACGTTTGACCGCCAGCTCTCCCAGTTAAAATTCACCCAACGACCACCGTTCATGGTCATCCGGTCCATAATCCTCTCACCAAGAAGCGTGCTCATTGCGGCATGATTCAGGTTTGTCAGCATCCCGACACTGCGCAGTGATGCCGTCCGGCGGTCAACAATCTGGTGCAGTACCACCTGCTCGTTTTTCGTCTCACGCTGGATGCCAATTTCGTCAAGAACCAGGAGGTCCACTTCGCACAGTTCACGCAAAAATTTTTCGCCTGACTGCCCGTCGTCATAGCTGGCGTGCAGGGCGCTCATAACATCAGCCACGGTAACCACAATCACTGTCTGACCGTCTTTCAACAGGCGATTCCCGATAGCTGCCGCTAAGTGATTCTTCCCGGTACCAGGTTTTCCGCTGAACGCAAAATTTGTATACCCGGTCATCAGTTCATCGGCGATGGATTTCGCCTGGCTTAACGCGTATCGCTGGCCGTCGTTCTGCACCTGGTAATTCGCAAACGAGCATTTACGGTGCAACGGCTGGATGCCAGAGCGATTCAGAATTTTTTCCACCCGCAACTGACGATTCAGACGGTTGATCTCCTCGCAACGTTTCTGGCCTTCAGTAAGTTGCCACTCACGCCACTCCGCAACCGTTCTGAATGGGGCGGTTACATGTGGTGGGGTCAGTCTGCGGATACGCTCCAGAACGCCGCCTGTCGCAATATTTTTCATGGTCTGTTACCCCCTGAAGCCTGGCGGGATCGCACTGTCCGGCAACGAGACGGTGTTAACCTGTCGGAGCAACGTCTCATGCCGAACACCTTTCGGTACGAACAAGCCCTGGTATTCATTGGCGATGCTGTGTCGAATCACCTGCTCAGGTGTAAAACCCTGCTGACGGAATTTTTCCAGTTCCCGTATCGCCCCGTTAGCGCCCTGCTCCGTTCGAATCGGTTTTCGCAATGCCTGCCTGAACTGAACCCACTCATGCCAGAGTGTTTCCGGCAACCAGTCAGGTAGCTCGATAGCCTCCGGCTCGAATTTTTTAGACGCTCGTTTTTGGCGAGGGGGATTTAGGGGGAGATCAGTATTTATATCTTCCTCTTCCTCTTCCTCTTCCTCTGGTAACGCTTTTTGATCCGTTTGTGTAACGCTGCCAGCGTTACCTTTTCGTTTCAGTTCGCGTATTTTTGTAACTCGCTCGTTTGTAACCGCCCGTTTTTTAGAGCTTTTCCCGTTATGACGTTCAAAGTTAGGTAGAGAAAGCCCACCGTCATTTTCGACCAGCCATCCAACCTGAATTAACGCATCAGCAAAACCAGCCATAAAAGTGATGCGATCTATTGCACTTTTTGTAACGCCGCGAGCGTTACAATCTGCATTACCGTCTATCATTTGTTGATCCGCCCATGCCCAGAAGCGAATAACCTTCCCTAATGCGGCATCTGGATCAATATTCAGAATCTCAGCAAGCCTGAATATTTCCGGCTTATCCGGCGTAATAACCTCGAGCTTTATCCAGTTTGAAGCCATTTGTTTTCACCTTGTAACGCTCGCAGCGTTACATTTAACTGATACCGAACAAAACAATCCGGCACGATTAATTTCAATCAATGCACTACGACAGAATCGCCGGGCGACCCACCACCGCTGAAATGTGCTTTCCGGTAAACGGCCTGGACTGCATCATCATGCGCATCAATTGCCGTACTCAACGCTTCCTGCGCCGCCAGTAATGCACGGCGTTCCAGGGTATCGAAGATGCAGAGTCGGTGACGCAGCTCGCGCGGAAGAATTGCCAGAACCGCAGGGATCAGTTTCTGAATTTTTTCCCTTTGCGCTTTCGTTTCACCTTTTAACCAACGGTGATAGATGTTCTGCTGATTATTCCAGTCCTTGCCTGGTACCAGGGGCAATTCGCCGCCTCCCTGGCGCAGATATTCTTCAGTAATTGCACTGGCTACCCATGCCTGCCCTTTTTCAGCTGCCAGGGCTAACAGCACCGATTCGATGTGCTCATGCCTGATTTTCATGAATCAACTCCTGTGTATTTTGTGTGTTAGCCTTACATCCAACAGGTAAACCGTCGGTTGGATTCGGGTAGATATCAGGCCGGAGTTCATGAGGTGTAACCTCGAAATTCGTTACTTCAGCAACACGTAATGCTTTTTCAGGGCTGAATCTTTCATAGCCCCCCAGCACTCGACTTACATGCACCTGAGATAAACCCGTTAGCTTCCCAAACTGTAGCTGGGTGATATGTTTCTCTTTTAAATAGTCTCTTAAGTTCATAGCCAACCTTCTACGTTATGCCTCGAGCAAATATTAGCCCTACTAATTTTAAAGATCAATAGTCAGACTATCTTTGATAATATTGGTAAAACAAATAAACTCTATGTATGAAAAAAACACGCGAAGTGATTGCAACTCCAGAAGCGAGCAAGAATTTAAAAGCCGCATGGAATGCAAGAAAAAAAGAGCTGAAGCTGACTCAAGAGTTGGCGGCTGAGTTGTTGGGATTCGAATCTCAAGGCACCGTTAGCCAGTATCTGAACGGCAAGATACCGGTAAATACCGACGCTGCGCTAAAATTTGCGGCTCTGTTAAAGGTAAAACCAGAGGACATTCGAGAAGACCTTAAAGACTTAATGAATTATGTAAGATCATCAGATACTTATGATGATAGCTTTTCAGGCAAAGGATGGAGGCTGGTCAATGAAGAACAGGCAGAGTTACTTAACCTCTTCGAGATTCTACCTGCGTCAGAAAAAGCCAAACTCCTTAACCAGCTACGTGGACTAAACAAGCTCTACGAGGAAGCCTTCGAGAACATGCTGGCACTAAAGAAACGTAACCAGTAGCCACCGCTCACTACCCCACCCACAACAAAAAAAAACCGACGTCTTAGTCGGTTTTTTTTGTGCCATAACTTCTGCAAATCAGCTGTATAACTAATATTTTTCCCTTGAAAAACATTTACATAGTTACAAAATCAAAAATATAATACGCCTTGCTGTTGACTTAAAATATACGTGTCACTAATATTTCTATCGAGAACAGCACGGCGCTGTAGGTTTTAGTTCCGCCACCCGGCGTTAAGGGAAAAGATTTGAGGTGATGTATGACGGGAGTGAAAATAGCGCCTATCAAACTTACCATAGACGCTACAGAAGTAACGGAACACTTTAGTGCGATACATGGGTTATTTAAACTTCCACCCGCTGCCTTTGAGGGTGTTCCGGAGCATGTCATTGACTTGTTTCTGAACTACATTTTTTCCTTGCTTAATAACATCGTCCTTAGTGATTTCTCGACCACATTCGGCACAACTAACGCCAACGAAATTAGTGTCAAAGTCAAAATCATCGGGCCGCTTGAGCATCTCACTGCCGCAATCAGGGCAGGCAACCTTCAAGGTCTGATTTTCGAGCATAGAAAAATCCTTCCATCTGTTGGGGGATATTCAGATTAACCTAATTTTCGCTGTTGGGGAATAACGAAAACCACCGAAGCCCGGAGGTGGTGAAATAAAACCGGGCACAACACGAAGGCGCATTTCCGATATCCATAAAGAGTCGGTCTTGTCTGTTAAATTTAAATGGTGGGAGTGCGCCTCCGGTTGTGACTAACAACACTGCTGTGTGTAGTCTTGGCGGCATCAGTTTTTTCTTGAAGTTCGACTGATGTCCGCCTTTTTAAAGTGAATTTTGTGATGCGGTGAATGCGGCTAAGCGCACGCGGCACAGTTAAAAGCATCAGTGTTATGGGTGGATTATCCGGCGTTAATTGTTAACTGGTTAACGTCACCTGGAGGCACCAGGCACCGCATCGACAAAATTCATTTGTAAAAATGGAGATAATTATGATTGCTCATCACTTCGGAACTGATGAAATACCACGTCAGTGTGTGACTCCTGGCGATTATGTTCTTCATGAAGGTCGGACATATATCGCCTCGGCAAACAATATTAAAAAGCGAAAACTTTATATTCGTAGCCTGACTACAAAAACATGCATTTCTGACTGCATGATTAGAGTCTTCCTCGGTCGTGATGGTTTACCTGTAAAGGCGGAGTCATGGTAATGACTAAGAAAATAAAATGTGCTTATCACCTTTGCAATAAAGAAATTGAAGAAAGCAAAATCATTACAAGACCACTTCATTTCATGCGTGGAGTTATACCAACGACGGAAATGAAAAAATATTGTAGTGAAATCTGTGCCGAAAAAGACCAGATGGCACACGAACTTTAATTAACTGACTATCCGAAACTGAATTTATGCCAGCAATGGCAGGGATTCGCTCAACCTTAATTAAGGAGAAAAACATGATTACCAGTTATGAAGCCACTGTTGTTACTACTGATGACGTTGTTCACGAAGTTATCCTGGAAGGAAAACTCATTGGCTACGTGATTAAAACAGAAAATAAAGAAACCCCATTCACCGTGGTTGATATCGACGGTCCATCAGGCAACGTTAAAACACTTCACGAAGGTGTAAAAAAAATGTGCATGGTGCACATCATAAAGAATATTCCAGCAGAGAAAAAAGACAGGATTATGGCAACTCTGATTGAGATGGAACAAAAAGGCGAAATCTGAATGGGAAAAAGGCCTGCACTCAGCGCAGGCCTGAGTCAAGAACCCGGGACATTTATTCATCACTCGCAATAATTTTAATCTGAGTTGAGGTTAAAAAACAATGAGCACCGATAAACAAGTTTTCCCACTGTATTACGAAGCCAAAAATGACAAAGTAAGAAAACGTCTCGGTATTAAAGGCGGTTTTTACTGGGCTGAAGCGAAAAAATTATCCATTGCCATCTCCCGTGGTGCTGTTGCGATTGACGATGCTGGCTACGATGAAGATGACTTTAAAAAACCTGTTCGCGTCAATTTGCCCGTTGTTGATGACCTCCCACCAGAAGGCGTATTTGATACGGAATTCTGCAACCGATACGAAAAAGGCGGGGAGGATGGCATCACAATGGTATTTATCGCCCCGTCACCCTCTGTTCAGGATAAACCAGCCAGCACTGACAATACCAACATCAACGGCGAAGACATGACTGAGATTGAGGAGAGCATGCTTCTGCCTGTCTCCGGTCAGGAACTGCCCATTCGTTGGCTTGCTCAACACGGCAGCGAAAAACCAGTAACGCACGTTTCACGCGACGAACTCCAGGCATTACACATTGCACGGGCTGAAGAACTACCGGCTGTTACTGCCCTGGCTATTTCGCATAAAACCAGTCTGCTCGACTCGCTGGAGATTCGCGACCTCCACAAACTGGTTCGTGACACTGACAAAGTTTTCCCTAATCCTGGTAATTCAGACCTGGGACTAATAACTGCTTTTTTCGAAGCATACCTGGACGCTGACTACACTTATCGGGGTCTGCTGACAAAAGAGTGGATGAAAGGAAATCGTGTTTCACGCATCACCCGCACGGCTTCCGGTGCTAATGCTGGCGGTGGGAACAAAACCGATCGCAATCCGAATTTAGTACACACCCTCGACACACTGGATGTGGAGATTGCAGCAGCCACACTTCCGATGGATTTTAATATTTATGAAATTCCGGGCAGCGTTTATCGTCGCGCAAAAGAAGTAGTCCTGAACAAAGAAAGTCCGTTCAAAGAATGGTCCGCAGCACTTCGTGCAACCCCGGGTATTCTGGACTATTCCCGCGCCGCTATTTTTGCACTTATCCGAAGCGCACACCCTGAATTTTATCACTACCCGGGACGCCTTCAGGGGTATATCAACGCCTATTTGACGGAAACTGATCACGAGAACCCCAGCAAGGAAACTCTCACAGCTGCCCGGCATACACCGGAAAAAGATATCCTGGAAGAAATTAACCGCGAGGTGGTTACTGAGCGTGAAACAGAAGAAGAAAAACCACAACCATCTGACGCAATGGCAGGTGAACAGGCAACAACTGAAACAATGGAACCGGATACAACTGAACATGGCCAGAACGCGCAGTCGCTGGATGCTCAGTCGCAGGTGAGTTCCGCTAACCAAGTAAAAGTCACCGCTGACGAAGTAAACAAAATTATGCAGGCAGCCAATATCAGCCAGCCTGACGCCGATAAGTTACTTGCTGTATCGCGTGGTGAATTTGTTGAGGGGATTAGCGACCCTAATGATCCGAAATGGGTCAAGGGGATCCAGACTCGCGATTCTGTGAACCAGAACCAGCATGAATCGGAACGGAACGACCAAAAAGCGGAACAAAACAGCCCAAATGCGTTACAAAACGAGCCAGAAACGAAACAATCCGAACCAGTAGCGCAACAGGAACCGGAAAAAGTCTGCACCGCCTGCGGTCAGAGCGGTGGCGGCAACTGCCCTGATTGTGGCGCGGTGATGGGCGACGCAACATACCAGGAAACATTCGGTGAAGAGAATCAGGTTGAAGCTAAGGAAAAAGATCCGGAGGAAATGGAAGGCGCTGAACATCCGCACAATGAGAATGCTGGCAGCGATCCGCATCGCGATTGCAGTGATGAAACTGGCGAAGTCGCAGATCCCGTAATCGTAGAAGACATAGAGCCAGGTATTTATTACGGAATTTCGAATGAGAATTACCACGCGGGTCCCGGTGTCAGTAAGTCTCAGCTCGATGACATTGCTGATACTCCGGCACTGTATTTGTGGCGTAAAAATGCCCCCGTGGACACTACAAAGACAAAAACGCTCGATTTAGGAACCGCTTTCCACTGCCGGGTACTTGAACCGGAAGAATTCAGTAACCGCTTTATCGTAGCACCTGAATTTAACCGCCGTACAACCGCCGGAAAAGAAGAAGAGAAAGCGTTTCTGATGGAATGCGCAAGCACAGGAAAAACGGTTATCACTGCGGAAGAAGGCCGGAAAATTGAACTCATGTATCAAAGCGTTATGGCTTTGCCGCTGGGGCAATGGCTTGTTGAAAGCGCCGGACACGCTGAATCATCAATTTACTGGGAAGATCCGGAAACAGGAATTTTGTGTCGGTGCCGTCCGGACAAAATTATTCCTGAATTTCACTGGATCATGGACGTGAAAACCACAGCGGATATTCAACGATTCAAAACGGCTTATTACGACTACCGCTATCACGTTCAGGATGCATTCTACAGTGACGGTTATGAAGCACAGTTTGGCGTGCAGCCAACTTTCGTTTTTCTGGTTGCCAGCACAACTGTTGAATGCGGACGTTATCCGGTTGAGATTTTCATGATGGGCGAAGAAGCAAAACTGGCAGGCCAGCAGGAATATCACCGCAATCTGCGGACCCTGGCTGACTGCCTAAATACCGATGAATGGCCAGCTATTAAGACGTTATCACTGCCCCGCTGGGCTAAGGAGTATGCAAATGATTAAGCAACCACCTATCGCAAAAGCCGATCTGCAAAAAACTCAGGGAAACCGTGCACCAGCAGCAGTTAACGATAAGGATGTGCTGTGCGTGATTAACAGCCCGGCAATGAAAGAGCAACTGGCAGCAGCTCTTCCACGCCATATGACGGCTGAACGTATGATCCGTATCGCCACCACAGAAATTAGTAAAGTTCCGGCGTTAGGAAACTGTGACACTATGAGTTTTGTCAGTGCGATCGTACAGTGTTCACAGCTCGGACTTGAGCCAGGTAGCGCCCTCGGTCATGCATATTTACTGCCTTTTGGTAATAAAAACGAAAAGAGCGGTAAAAAGAACGTTCAGCTAATCATTGGCTATCGCGGCATGATTGATCTGGCTCGCCGTTCTGGTCAAATCGCCAGCCTGTCAGCCCGTGTTGTCCGTGAAGGTGACGAGTTTAGCTTCGAATTTGGCCTTGATGAAAAGTTAATACACCGCCCGGGAGAAAACGAAGATGCCCCGGTTACCCACGTCTATGCTGTCGCAAGACTGAAAGACGGAGGTACTCAGTTTGAAGTTATGACGCGCAAACAGATTGAGCTGGTGCGCAGCCTGAGTAAAGCTGGTAATAACGGGCCGTGGGTAACTCACTGGGAAGAAATGGCAAAGAAAACGGCTATTCGTCGCCTGTTCAAATATCTGCCCGTATCAATTGAGATCCAGCGTGCAGTATCAATGGATGAAAAGGAACCACTGACAATCGATCCTGCAGATTCCTCTGTATTAACCGGGGAATACAGTGTAATCGATAATTCAGAGGAATAATTCAGCCTGGCGGTGTAATGCACCGCCAACTTGAAATATTTTTTATGAGAAAAATTATGAGATATGACAATGTTAAACCATGTCCATTTTGTGGTTGTCCATCAGTAACGGTGAAAGTCATTTCAGGATATTACCGAGCGAAGTGTAACGGATGCGAATCCCGAACCGGTTATGGTGGAAGTGAAAAAGAAGCACTCGAAAGATGGAATAAACGAACCACTGGAAATAATAACGGAGGTGTTCATGTATAAAATTACCGCCACTATTGAAAAGGAAGGTGGCACTCCTACTAACTGGACAAGATATTCAAAATCTAAACTAACGAAATCAGAATGCGAAAAAATGCTCTCAGGTAAAAAAGAAGCAGGCGTTTCCAGAGAGCAGAAAGTAAAACTGATAAATTTTAATTGCGAGAAACTTCAGTCCTCGTGAATTGCATTGTATTCAAATTAAAACTTCATAGCTGATTATTAATAATCAACATCGGGCGTCAATTTCAGTCTAACATTGGCGCCTGCCAGAGGTGATGCGATGGCACAAGTAATCTTTAATGAAGAGTGGATGGTTGAATACGGCCTGATGCTTCGCACTGGTCTGGGGGCCAGACAAATTGAAGCATACCGCCAGAACTGTTGGGTGGAGGGCTTCCACTTCAAACGAGTATCTCCTTTAGGTAAGCCAGACAGCAAACGAGGGATTATCTGGTACAACTATCCAAAGATAAATCAGTTTATCAAAGACTCATGATATGTCTAAATTACCAACAGGTGTCGAGATTAGAGGTAGATACATTCGCATCTGGTTCATGTTTCGAGGAAAACGATGTCGGGAAACATTAAAAGGCTGGGAGATTACAAACAGTAATATTAAAAAGGCCGGAAATTTAAGAGCGCTGATAGTTCATGAAATAAACTCCGGTGAATTTGAGTATTTAAGACGTTTTCCCCAGTCCAGCACTGGGGCAAAAATGGTGACAACGAGAGTCATAAAAACGTTCGGAGAGCTTTGTGATATCTGGACAAAAATTAAAGAGACAGAGTTAACAACAAACACAATGAAGAAAACGAAATCACAATTAAAAACACTCAGAATAATAATTTGTGAAAGTACCCTGATATCACATATTCGTTATAGCGATATCTTAAACTACCGGAATGAACTGCTGCATGGAGAAACGCTTTACCTGGATAATCCAAGATCCAACAAAAAAGGAAGAACCGTGCGCACAGTTGATAACTATATCGCCCTGCTCTGTTCGCTGTTACGTTTTGCGTATCAGTCGGGATTTATATCAACCAAACCATTTGAAGGAGTAAAAAAATTACAGCGAAACAGAATAAAGCCTGATCCGTTATCTAAAACAGAATTCAATGCATTAATGGAAAGTGAAAAAGGACAGAGCCAGAACATGTGGAAATTTGCAGTTTACTCAGGACTTCGTCACGGGGAACTGGCAGCTCTGGCGTGGGAGGATGTGGATCTCGAAAAGGGAATAGTGAATGTCAGAAGAAACCTGACGATACTTGATATGTTCGGTCCCCCAAAAACAAATGCCGGGATCCGGACAGTAACACTACTGCAGCCTGCTCTTGAAGCACTGAAGGAGCAATACAAACTGACCGGGCATCATCGCAAAAGCGAAATCACCTTTTATCATCGGGAGTACGGCAGAACCGAAAAGCAAAAACTGCATTTTGTTTTCATGCCCAGGGTGTGTAACGGAAAACAAAAACCTTATTACTCGGTAAGCAGTTTGGGGGCAAGGTGGAATGCAGCAGTAAAACGTGCTGGTATTCGCCGCCGTAATCCGTACCATACGCGGCATACTTTTGCCTGCTGGCTGTTGACGGCAGGAGCGAACCCGGCATTTATAGCCAGCCAAATGGGGCATGAAACTGCGCAGATGGTGTATGAAATTTACGGTATGTGGATTGATGACATGAACGACGAACAGATAGCCATGTTGAATGCGCGGTTATCATAG